GAGCTGGACGGGGCGGTGGAGACGGTGCACGTGAAGAACACGGGCCGCTGCCGGGAGCTGCTGGTTCCCGGCTGTACCGTCTACCTGGAGCGGTGCCCCAACCCGGCCCGCAGGACGAAATTTGACCTCATCGCGGTGGAGAAGGCCCGCCCGGGCCTGCCCCCCCTGCTGGTCAATCTGGACGCCCAGGCCCCCAACGCCGTCTTTGCCCAATGGGCCCAGGCGGGGCACTTTATCCCCGGACTGGACAGCCTAAAGGCCGAACAGACATTTGGGGATTCCCGCTTCGACTTTTCCTGGACCGCCGGGAAGCGCCGGGGCTTTGTGGAGGTCAAAGGGGTGACGTTGGAGGAGGACGGAGCGGTCTACTTCCCCGACGCCCCCACCCAGCGGGGGGTCAACATGGCCACTTTCAAAGCGCAGCGTGATCAGGCCGCCGAGCTCACCCGCCGCGACGCTGAGATCGAGCGTCTGAAGAAGGAGCTGGAACGGGAGCAGGAGTGGAAGCCCTACGAAGACACCCACAACATCACTCAGGCTCAGTACACCGAGCTTGCCGAGAGCATCCCCAGCGGCGCAGCGCACTACATGACTGATGCCGAAGCCCTGGATTGGATCTGCAGCGAGTTCGGCTTTGACCGCAGCAAGGTCACGATCCTGCACGAGATCGACGAGTACGAGGTCAACCGGCACAACCAGCTTCGCCGGACCGGGAAGAAGATTGACCGCCGCCCGGTCTACTGCGCCACGGACTATCACTACATCCGGTTCAACGTCGGGCGCAGCACCAGCTGGATGTGGGAAGCCTGGAACGGCCAGCTCCGCCCCTTCTACGATTGATGCAAATCCCGCCCCGGAGGTCACGAGGGCAGAAAGGATAACACCATGAGAAGAAGAAAGCGCACGACGGTATGGGCCTATCTGGACGGCAAGAAGCTGGTGGACGTGGTTTAGGCTGCCCTTGACAATAACGTGATGGTGGATGATCTGAAAACCCAGCTTATCCGGGAGAATCCCGATCACAAGGTCACCTTTAAGGTGCAGTAAGCCGAAATGACCGGGCCGTCGCCGGGAGCCGCCCTACCCGGCCTAATGGTGGCAAATTGAGCTGGCATTCACAGGACATCAACTCTCTGAAACGAGCCTGATAAAGACAACCCGTGGACAGTGCTAGGTATTGGCCTGACACTGTTTGGGGGCAAGCACCGTTTGAAGAGCAGCCCATTATGCGGGCTGCTCTTTATTTTTATGAATTACGCCAGCCATATTATGTTCTATACGCATAATTTTTGCAGAAAAAATGACAAAATTCTACAAACGGAAGTTGTATTCCTTTTTATCATGTTTGATCTCCCGTATTTTATATATCAAGGGTAGCTTGAAAGCTGTTCCACCTACTATGATCTTTAAAGACGGGGGTTATATTATGACGAAAAAAGCATTATTGGATCATGAAAAATTCAACAATTCAATCAAAGAATCACGCATAAAGCAAGAACAGCTTGCAGAGCATCTGGACATCTCGGTCCGGCATGTACGCAACCTCAGAAAAGAAGATATTTCCATCTCTGCTTCTCTTCTTTACAACATCAGTCAGGAATTTCAAAAGCCAATGGAATACTTTCTCACCTTCGATGAGGAGGATGAAGCATAAAGTCCATAAACAGACAACGCCCCCCAGAAACAGAATCTTCTCTCGAAGACGTATCCGTTTCTGGGGGGGTTCTTTCAAATTTGTCCCTTTTGGCATCTCGTGACCAATGCGACAGCTCTGCGCATAGCGCGTCTTGCCTTATAGCCCGTCCCGAGTGTTTCTATAAGTCTGCCACCACTATTCCAGTCAACAATACCCCCATATCGAGATTCTGGCATCAAGGCGAATTAGTAAATCCCCATTACATAGACAGTAGTCATTTTTTATCTTCTGAAAAAACAAAAAATAGGAGTCCGAAGATATCTGACCAAGTCCACGCGGTTTCTTCGGCTCCTATATGTAGTTGTTTATTCCCGTAGAGACTCCAAAAAACGAATAGCTTCCTGAACGGTGGTGAAAGTATATTTATTTCGGTGAAGCCAAGCATCCCTCTCATCGGAGTTTTTAACCCCTACTGGAGGCATACCATGCTCCGTCAATTGAGCTAAAACTACCTCTCCATGCTGGGCCGCCGTAGGCCAATTGGCAGCGATTTGCTTGATGGCCCCCGAATCTCCCTTTTTATAGCCGGGAATCCGCTGCTGAATCCAGTGGAGAGCATTTTCTTTGTCCGCTTTAGTATGGAGCGCGGGAGCAGCCATCTCATAATGCAGTCGAAACCAGTATTCCACGCAGGCGCTTGTCATCAATAGCCGAACCCGGATGTTTGGCTTTTTCCTTAGCCCACGCAGCTGTTTGATGATTTTTAATCTTTTCTCCCACTGATCTGCATCCTGATCCTCGGCATCGAAGAAAAACCATATTTCGTCAATGGCTTCAGCATTCTTGTAAAATCGGGCATCCTTGTCAAACTTACTTTTGGTATCTTTAAACAGGCAGGTGGATGCCGGAGAAGGGATATGCATAGCGGATACGTCCTTAAAGGTTTCGCGCAGATACTCGGCATATTCTTTTTCGCTTTTCCCTTCACAAAAAACGTAGATGACTTTTTTAGATTTTCGAACTTGCCGGGCCATTCACTACACCTCCTCAGGCGTGATATCGGGAACAGCTCCATATTTACCTAGCAAATACCCTTTGCGGAGGTTCTCTGTGGTGGGTGTGGCAAATTCACTGATACTGTAAAGAGAAGAGGCCCCACTCTCTTGGTCTTTATCCACAAAGTAAATTTGGTCTTTTCGTAGCAGTTCTTCATCTAATAAATCCATGTTGTGGGTGGTAAAAATAAGCTGAGCATGGTTGGGATTGGTATTGGGGCTCTGGAATTTGGAGATTAAAAAAGCTGCCAAGATGGGATGCATCCCACTCTCCAGTTCGTCGGCCAGCAACACTCCCCCTTGCTCTAGGGCTCGCTCCACCTCCGGGGACAACGCCATGAGTTTTTTTGTTCCGTCGGACTCCTCTTCCAACGGTAACGGATACAGTGTACGTTTCCCTTGACGGTTGAGCCCCCTGTGAAAAGAAGTGGCGCGTATTTGTCCCATCTTCATCGTGGCATCTGGGGCGTTAGGTGACATTGACAGAGCTTTCATAAACTGGGTCAAAGCATCTTTAATATCCTTGGGCATTCCATCAAAAGCCGAGCTGCCTTCTACTAATTCCTCATTCTTTACCTCAAATTTAATGTTCTCCACGCCGACATCCGCCTCAATAGCGTAAGTGGTGATAGCTTTAAGCATATTGGGGTCCTCTGAGTATTCAATAAGCTGTTCAGGAATGTCCGCATAATCTCGGGAGAAAAACAGATCCTCTCGAAACCAACCCATAGCGGTCTTACAAATTGGCTCATTCATGGTACAGGCCACAGAAAAATATAATTGGTTTGGACCAACGGCCTCGCAAATCAACTCCCGTAGTTTTCGCGCACCGTTCTCTCGAAAAGTAAAGTTCTGCCCCTCGCGAGAAAAAACTAGGGCTTTCTGTCCTTTGGGTGTGTGGTATAAATACTCCTGTAAAATATTTTTCCTCGTAGCAGAAAAACCGTAAATATACTTTACGCCATCCCGGACATAAGTATATTCAAAGGTAGCCGGTCTCTCAGGAGAGTCATCGTCCAGCAAAAAGGGTTGAACGGGTACGATTGCGTTCTCGTGCTGGGTCCGTTGGGCATTACGAATAAACTGGACCCCTAGCCAGAAAGCCCGGATAACATTGCTTTTTCCGCCGCCATTCTTGCCAAAAATGGCAACAGCAGGAAGCAAGTCTGTGGGTTTATAGGGAATCAGACTCTGCCTCTTTGTCCGTAATCCGGTAGCCTCCATGGACAGGCATCCCTCATCCCGGAATGAACGATAGTTGGAAAATTTAAATTCAATCAGCATTGTCAATTCCTCCTTCTGCCATAGTATATCCCGCCAGAAACATAAATTCAACCTTTTTTATGAAAATTTCTCATAAAATCAATTGTATTTTCCGAAAACGAATAGCAGGATCTATTCTTCCCGAGCCCTTTCGCCTAGCCGAAGCATGAGCTGACCAAAGCTCATAAATAGGAAAAGCCTCCCAGGAACGTGTATGTCTTCGAGAGAAGATTCCGTTTCTGAGAGGCTTTATTTTGTCATTTATCCTTCTTTATACTTCGCGGCCAGCACCGCAATCTCTGCACACAGGGCGTCGTATCTTGCCTTGTAATCCGGCTGATCCGGTGTCTCTGCGGGCAGCCTAGGGATTGCCAGATCGCTCTGGGCACACCAACTGTCCGGTGCTCCACCGATGCTCTGCCCGTCTCCGACAAACCAGACCTTTGCCGGGTTGATTGTGCTGTCGGAGAGACCACCCGCCTTGGCATACTCGAACTTGGTGTTGATAATCCGGTTGCTGGCCGTTACCGACACGCCAGGAGCGAGGGTAGGATATTTGGTGTCGGTGTCCAGCTCGATATGCAGATGCGGACCGCTGGTATTGGCCCCGGTGTTGCCATACTGGGCAATTACCTGCCCACGCCGCACCTTGTCCCCTGCCTTGACCCTGACGCTTGCATGATGATAGGTGCGGGCGGTCAAGTCCCTCACTTTACCATCATTGCAGAGCACATCTCGGTAGACAAGCACTGTCACCATGCCTAGCCGGGACAATTTGCCAGTCAGCGTGGGGCCGTCCTGCCCGGCGGCGATCACCTCACCATCTCCGAGGGCAAGGACATCGTGTGTATTGGGATCGTAGCAGTCTATGCCGTAATGGGGCCATCCCCATTCTTTCTGGTACTGCGGATGCTTATAGCCCGCTGTGAGCCGCATAGTCTTAAACGGAAGCGTCAGTCTCTGGCTCATCCCAACACCTCGCAATCTTTTTCCCGCTTTGCTTCTCGATCGCCGCCTGTCAGCTTGTCCAGCTGCATCCGGGCATATCCTTCGATGGCATCGAAGGTAGTCTGCACGACCTGTTCAACCAGTTTGCGCGGTACAAACGGTCGCACCGCAAGCGGCAGCAGACTATAGAGCTGGCCGACCACCCACTCAAATTTCACCCCGCCCGCATTGGTCAGGTCACTGTACAGCCCTTCGGCCCGCTGGATCAGCGCGGCCACCCGTCCGCTGATCTTGGCATTGCCCTGATACCACAACGCCAATCCGCCGAAGATCAGCGCACAAAGATAGATCACACATCTTACAATTACTGAATACTCCATTTTGACCTCCTCCATGTTTCATTGTCTGAAGATGCATCATTCTCACACAAACTCCTCCCTCTGCATCTGCTTATATTCCTCAAGCAGCAGTTCATATCTGGCCTTGACCGGTCCGTTCCAGCCTTTCGCCACATACTTCTCTCCCGCCTTCAGACGTTCTTCAACAGGCAGATTTTCTTCCATAATCTCCATAACCAGCAGCCGCCGATAATGCTCATCTGCGTGCTCTTCCAGTGTGCAGATACGATTGTCCATCCGGTCAACACTGCTCTTCAGCGCGTCTATTGACCCATTGAGCTTATCCGAGTTTTCTTTCTGCTGCGCCCTGTCCTTTTTCCCATTGCTCGCGATCGCCAGCACAATCGGCGTGACCGCTGTAACCACCGCAACCAGCAGAGGTGTGAGCCGTTCCATTGCTTCAATCAACTTGACCACCTCCTTTCCCTTCAAAATGCCCTCTATATAAAAGTGCCACGGGCTCAAAATGTGTAAAAACTGAGCACATGGCATGTGATTTTCCTGATTTTATTTTTAGGGGCAAAGCAAACAGCCCGGCCGGTGAACGGTCAGGCAACCGTTTCAGCGGATCGTTTACGCTACAATCCGTTCATACTCATATTGGACTGTCCGTTGGGACAGCTCTGCATAGATGAGGGTTGTCTTGGTGTCCTCATGGCCCAAAAGCCGCTGGATCACTGTGATATCCATGCCTCCGGCAAGCGCCAGCGTCGCGAAGGTATGACGCAACAGGTGCGGATGGACGTGCAGACCCACCCGGTCGCCGATCAGGCCGAGTGCGCGTTGGATTGCCCGCGGCTGCATGGCCGGATACGGTGTCTTGATGCTTGCAAACAGTGTTTCCCCTCCTTTGCGGCGAGAGATATACTCCTCGAGCATCAGCTTGGCTCTGACACTGAAATAAACTTTCCGGCTCTTGTTGCCCTTGCCATGCACGACTACACTCCGATCCCGCCAGTTGACATCCTCCAGCCTGATACCGGATACCTCGCTCAAGCGGCATCCGCTGGACGCCAAAAACTCCACCAATGCCCGCTCCTTGTAGGTTTTACAGGCATCCCGCAGCCGTTCCAGCTGCTCCTGAGACAGTGCATGTCGTGATCTGGCCCGATCCAGACGAGGGGATTTGATCTTGAGCATAGGATTCTTGCGAATGATGTCCTCGACTGTCAGCCAGCTGAAAAAGCTGCGCAGAGTGTTGATGTGGGTCAGCAGGCTTCCGTCCCGGAGACCACGCGTCTCCGACAGATAGGAGATGTACTCCCGCAGATCATCTACAGTGATCTTGGTCACCGCCCGATCTACCTGCTCTGTGAAGATTCCCAGTGTGTACCGGTAGTTTTCGATCGTCTTGGCAGACAGGCCGTCGATCCTCTTTGCTGCCAAAAACGCAGAAACCCGCTTTTTCAGGCTTCCACGGCTGGATTCATCCTGTCTCGATATCCGGTATGGCTTCATCAGATTTTGCGCCTGTTCCGGCGATAATCCTGCCTCTACCAACGCGTTTATAAGCTCCTGTTTCGCATCCATGGCACTCGCTCCTTTCTTATCAAAAATATATCTAACTCACTAACCATAGTCAAATAAGGCGGACAAAAACCGCGCTTTGCAGAACGATCTGTACGCACAGTTCGCGAGTAAGCTGCAAAACCCTAACGTGCAAATTGACACAAGTAATATCTTCGAGCCACCCTTGAATCAGATGTCAGAAGTTGATTACCACGCGGTTGGTATGATAGCATCCGATGAGGGCCTAAAATATGCCCCAACACCCAACTCGCTGCCTCCGTATTTTTGGAATGTGATTACTTTGCGCGGAAATAGAAATCGTGCAGTACAGTTCGCTCATCAAGCTTTTGGTTATGGGGCCGACCAAAATGCGATCTTTGTGCGCTCACGCCATAACGATACAAATGATTTCAGCGGGAAAACGTGGCAGGCATGGGTCAGGATTGCCACTGCGGCACCTTCAAAACGATATGAGGTAGCCTATGCGGACGGGTTCGGCAAATGGGTATGGGACGGTATGAGTATGGAAAGTTACTACTGTAAAACACAGGAGGGGATCGTTATTGGCTCGATCGCCTGTGAAAAGACGGACAAAACAGATATTGCGTGCTGCACTCAAATCGCCGTATTTCCTGTCGGATTCAGACCCAAAAGCCACTTGTTTGTTCCCGGCATTTTTAGGGATGTCAATCATTATTATAAGGGTTTAGGGGCTATGACTATCGGAGCAAACGGATTGATTCAGTGCCATTACAGCACGGATGGCTGCAACAAATTTATAGCACCGTTCTGCTTTTTGACTGAATAGCTCTGTTCGACTGGACATGTTTTAGATCGGAATCATAAGGTTTACCTCAATACTGTTTCGGGCGGCTGATAATGCATCTGTAGTACAGCCGTCGAATGATACAGCTCCGTTGGACAAAATCCGGCACCTCCAGTAATATCCACCCGCACTTAATGCGCATACCTGATACCATATGCCTTTTTGGGGTCTGCATCCTGCGGGAAGTGTTGTAATCTGTTTACGCATGATCTCTGCTACATTTTCTGGGTCGGCAGGCTTTATGACACCTTGGACATATACAGCATCATAACTTTTGCGATACTGTAGCCTGTTTCCCGTAGTTTCGTCCCAATTGATAAAATCGCTTGACAGCGGCAGGTCTTTCCACTCCATGTCCTCGCAGGAACAGGTGGCGACTTGTACCCATTCGGAGATCCATGCCTTGTTATATATCCTGCGCATAAAGATATATTGTGCGCCGTAGTCAAAGGCAACCACGTCTTTCCTTATCCCATCGGACAGGATAAAATAAAAATATTCGCGCTGCCTCGGTGGACGGTCTTCGGCATTAAAGAGCGCAGAAAACTGATCTCCAAACGCAATCACACTGCTGTCATTGCTCACACTATTCACCATTTCCAGTACGGTTGTGTAATTTTGGTAATCCCTTTTAGCGTCCAAAACTGTTCTGGATTTCTCCGCCTTATTTGACATTTGCGTATCCAAACCATCAAATTTGGCCTGCGCAGCATTAAAGTTTTTGTTGAGCAGGAGATGCCAGTCAGGTAGTCCCTTCTGCAACATATCAAAGATTCCCATAATTTTTTCACCTCATCAAATCAGCCGGATGCACAGGCTTTCCCCGCCCTCTGCAAAAGTCAGCTCGTATTCCCGGCTTTGTATTTTTTTCAGTATTGCTTCCCTGCCTGGACGTCCAAGCGGATGAACCGTATAAATTTGTACTGTATCCCGGTCAGGGCACTCCGCTCTAACCGGGATATGCACCATGCGCCCGTCCTACATCCACCTCCAGACCACTGGGAACGGCCATATATTCAAGTTGTGCTGGATTTCAACCAGCAGATACCCTGGATTGGCATAGTCTGCCAGCGTCCCACCTCCCTGCATCTCAACGCAGGTATCCTGCGTGTACAGGTTCAGCCGCTGTCCCCGCCGGTCTACAAGCTCATAGCCATCCATCACTCCACCTGCCTGATCGTAAGCTGCACCGGCGTCTCCCCGACCACATCCGCACTGCCCATATTGAGCAACAGCTTGATATACAGGCTGTCCGGGGACTGCCCGTCAAAGGTTACAAGGTACTCATAATCATTGAGCTTGCTGAGTTGAGGCACCCCGAGTGCAGCGATCTCCGCAGTGGTATAGACAGTCAGGGCATTCGGTGAGTGGTAGACCGGATGCCGGGGACACTCCACGAGATCGGTGCCTCCGGCAGGTCCCTCCCCTGCGCCGCCCAAACCTCCACCGTAGCCAAAAGCGAGCATCAACACCTGCGGATATCCGCCAAGCCCATGGTCAATCCTCACCAGCTTGTGCGCTGTTTCATCGGAGGGCAGCGGCGCATAGCGCACCCACTTGCCTCCAACGAGACGCTTTATCCGGAATGGGATATTCTCTTTCTCCGCCTACCTTACTCCGCAGAGGGCGGTGCTTTTTCCTCCTGCGCATCCGATGCACTGTCCAGGGTGTCCGAGGTATCAAACCAGAAATCCCCTTCCTGCGCATCCTCCGGGACAGTATCCCCCACCGTGATCTTTGCCCGGCTTTTTGCCTCATCCATGACGGTCTTTACAGCCTTGGAGGTGGCGGCGTTTTCCTCGCTCTCGCTGTTCACCTCGGAGCTAAGTGGGATATGCGCCCGCTCCCCACTGTCAATCCACCCCGGTTCCGGTGTCAGCTCTGCATCCCATACCCAAAGGGTATCCGTTGTGCCGACCACCGCATGATCCCCCGCGTTCGCGGCAGGATATGCTTCCCGCAGCGCTTCCGGCGTCGCGAAAAATCCTTTGTCATGCACCAGCGTATCCGGAAGCAGGGTTTCCTCCAGTTTTCCGTCCTCGTTCAGGCCCGCATACCCTTCCGGCTGGTTTTTCTTCGCGGCATCCTCCGGCGTATAGCCAAGCGCATCCTGCTTGCCGGCATACTCCGCTTTCTCCGCGGCCGACACAAACTGCCTGTTCGCATCCGTTTTGACCTGCTCTGCCACTGTCCGGGGATTGAGGTTCACCCATTCTCCGTTGATAGATGCTCTTTGTGTGTAATTCTTCTCCATTGTCTTGACCTCCTGTATTTTATGATTTCAGTACACCCCACACATCGGACAGATCATCCGGCGGGGTATCGCCGATGCGCAGATTGGTGAATACGATCCCCGTTCCGGTCTGCGGCGGCAGGGGTGTGGCCTGCTGCCCCGTCCACAGCTCGATGTAAACGCTATCAGTGTCGTTACCCTCGAATGTCACGAGATAGCGGTGGCTGTCTATCCGCTCCACGACCGGTGTCCCCAGCTCCAAAACGGGACGGACGGTCCGGATGGTCATGCTGTACGGGTCGTGGTAGACCGGTTGGGCCGGATGCATCCGCAGTTCGGTGCCTCCGGCCGGGGTCTCTCCGGATTGCCCCATACCAGCCCCATGTTTCAGGCTGCATATCTGCACCAGCGGGTAGCCGCCCAGATTGTGCTCCAACTCTATCCAGCTATGGGCAGGTTCTAACGGCCGCATTCGTTCTTCAAACATCGGGACGGTCACCAGTGCACCGGTCGAAATGTCAATCGTGACCTCCTGCACTTCGGAGATAATGACCGTCAGGAGCAGATCGGCAATGTTGCTGACCGTATGTTTTTCCGGGCGTATCCAGAGCGGTTCTTCCAGCACCGCATAGGCATACAGGATTTCTCCCTCGTCCGGGTCCTGCGCATAAACGCCCGTCTCCCGGATAAAATAGCCCTGCTGCACCCCAAGGCTGGTCGCTTGAAGGTGTATGATTGCCTCCCCACCCTCAGCATTGTAAAGCCCTGCAATCGAGAGTTCAGCCGTCTGGTGGAGCAGTTGGTCAAACAGCTTTGGATTCTGATCCTCTCCCAACACGCCGTCGCCCGCGCAGGCACGCGTCAGGCGCAGGCTGGCCTTTGAGGCGAGCAGCTTGTCAATCAGCCGCAGACCCCTCCTGGTCAAAAAGCTGCCTTCTATTTCCCTGTTCAAGCGAAATTCCCTCCTTTCCCGATCGAGATTCGCTCATATAACATCGCCGCACCCCCTGCATAGATTTTTTGATGATGCCCGGCTGGCGCTGCTCTGGGCTGTACCCGCATCCGTTCCATCAGCATTGCCCTGCCTCCGCTGTAAAGCGTCTGGCGGATATTCGGTTTCTGCTCTGCCGGGTGAAACCGTACCTTTTCCAATGTCCGAAGCACCGAGCCCGCGTAAAGGTTTTGATTGACCTTGATTTTGCTGGTGGCCCAGATATGGACGCCTACCCCCGCCGCCTTGATGGGTGGGATGTCGTCCAGCTCGACCGCCCCGTCCGGCTCTGGGAAGGTGATGGTCATAGTCGCCGGCTCCATCGGGTTCTCATAGTATTCAATATCCTCCGCTCCCCAAAGCATCCGGATCGCCGCAATGATGTCATAATAGGTGCATGTACTGGTATTTTTCAGGATTTTGTACCGGATGTAATGACGGTAATGTTCATCGTCGATGATGTCATAGGTGATGGCACCTTTGATGAGCCGCATGGCATCGCTTCTGGTGAGCACCACAATATCGCCTGCCCCATCCAGCTGCGCTCCCTGGGCTGTATCCACCGACCGCATCCGCGTCAGAGCATCAAAGACCTGGTGCAGCTCATCCAGCTGGCGGGCGAGTGCCCGGACAAGGACTGCTATGGTTTCCTGTCCCTGAAATTGCTGTGGGAACTCCTTCAAAATACGTTCTTCATACATACCGCACGGTCACCTCGATCCGCTTTTCTTCCACTAAAGCTTTCTGCCGGACAGAGATCGTCGTGTTTGCCTGGGTGTATTCTGTGGGCGCGGCGCTGGGATCGGTCGTCGAAGCGGCAGCAACCTCTACATAGGCAACGCCTGTCACACACCGGTAGATGTCTCCGATGTATTTTTGCAGAAAAACACCGTCCCCCACATTCAGCCCCGCGGTCTGCCGCACCAGGCTTTCTTTGACCAGATCGGCATAGTTTGGCGGGAACGGCAGGTTCCGTCCCACCGTCAGCACGACACGAATCCAGAGATAGACAAACTGCGGGCGGTTGAACCGGATCGGGATGGTCCGGCCAAACAGGTCGGGCACCTCCACCTTGACATTTCCATGGGTCTGGATCCCGCCAGCCTTTTTCCGCAGAATCTCCCGCGCGATCTCCATCTCGCTGCCGCCGTCCGCGACCACCTCCACGCTGTGCGGAGGCCGGCCCTCCTCATCCCAGAGGTTGGAATCGTTCTCATACGCCTGCACACTGATGATCCCCTGTACATTGTCGATAATGGCGCTCTCGATGCTCTCGGTCATCCGGTCGGACCGCACTGCGATCCGGCGGATATACGACTGCCGCAGTTCCACATCCGTCTCCCGCTCCCGGCCATAGACCGGTGGGATCAGGTTGGTGCAGCTCATAAACCCCTCGACATTTTTCACGATTTTGGTGATCGTCTGATCCGGCAGGCTGACCTTTCCGATCTCTTCACTCCCGAAATTGATGATAGACGTCACACTTTCGGTGGTTAGGTTTTCGGACAAGAGCAGCCTGTTTCCCCGCTGTAAACTGGTGTCCTCAATGATCAGCAGCCCCTCCTCCGCCCGGGCCAGATAGTCCGGGCCGCTGATTGCACCGGCAAGCTGCCGCAGGATGTCCTCCCCGCTGCCGCCGCCCGGCGTACTGTACAAGTCCCCGTTGATGCCGACTGTATAGACCTCCTCCTGCAGGGCCGCGATCTTGACCGACACCCGGTTGAAATTGGCGCGGTCGATCTTCCCCGCCGCGTAGGCCCGAAACCGAACCGCGGGGTTAGTGGTGGACGAGAGGATGGTCCCCGCTGGGACTACCGTACCATCCACGCCGGCGCAGTGCATCGGGTACCAGGTGGGCTGCTCCTCCAGCCGCCGGATGCCGCCGTATTGGACTGCACTGTCCAGGCTCTGCCCCTCGGCGGAGGACGGGTACTGCGAGAGGTAGACCTCCTGCGTCAGTTCCCACAGTTCCGCGATCTTGTCTGCAAACCCTGTCACCAGCACATTTAAAAATGACTGCGGGTTGAGGGTGGTGTCCACGCCGAACCCCCGCGTCAGCTCTGCATGGATTTCCTGTGTAATCACATCCAGCCGCTTTGGGACGAACCCCTGCGGCGTGACCCCGTATTCAGACATCGAACCGTTCCTCCTCCCGTATCTGACCGGCATCCGTTACCGCGGTGTACCGTACCAGCATCGTCCTCTTGGCCGGGTCAGCGGTTGCCAACAGCTCGGTCACATCCCGCACCTCGTCCACGCTCATGATCTGTTCCCGAATCAGCTGCTTTGCCCGGAGGGTACTGGCGTTCTTGACCAAAATTTCCTCATAATAGGGCAGCCCATATTCCGGACCAAACTTCCACTCGGACAAAAACCAGCGCAGCCGGAGCTGGATCGCCTGCGCCGTACTATTAGTCAGGGAGAGGTCCCCGTCCGCGCTGATTTGCAGGTCCCCCGACCGGTCAAGCAGCAGGTCGGTCATGTTCACCCGCCCCCTTCTTTTGGCGGGCCGGACAGGTCCGCGCCCTTGGACACTTCCTTATGGACGTGCGGGGTGAACGGGATTTCCCTGACGGTCAGTTCCTTGTCGATTACGACCTCGCCGGTAATATGTATCTTCTCTGTTTGGATCTCGATTTTTGGGGTTTCAATGTCGATCTCCCCGCTCTTGATTTTCACCTTGGTTCCCTGGTTGACCAGCATAATCGCATCTTCTGATACAGCCTCCTGCATGGTGCTGTTCGGCGTGCGGAACAGGCCGGGGATGGCAATGGCGTTGGTCAGGTCGTGCTTGAGGTCGAGGTTGGATTCCCCGCCCGCGCGCCACGCCTCCAGCGCCTGCTCCGCAACCACCACCAGGCATCCGTCCCCCGGTTTGACCGGAAAGGCAATGGTGATCTGCTGGTTCGACACCTGCGGAAACACCACAGGCACATTGGCGGCAGCAGGATAGGGGATTTTCGTCCCGTCCGGCTTGTTATACTGACCGAGCAGATTGACGTCGGCCTCGCACTTCGCGGGATCGAACGCAGTGATTGTCCCCGGGATGGCGGTATGCACCCCGTCGATGAACTCCTGAACCGTCCCCTTGATCTGCTGGACAAGTTCCTGCATCATCTATCCCACCTCCAAAATCTCCGCTGTGCAGACCCAGCGGTCTCCGAAATTGTCCCCTTCGATTTTGATTTTGCTCACACGGAAAACCCCCGAAGCCTTTTTGCTCTCCAGCTTGATGTAATCGTTTACGCCGATCGCAGCGTTCATCAGGTAGGTGATCTCCCATCCGATTTGCGTCTTGTTTTCTTCGCTGTTGGCAGTGGCATTGCCGGAGTTCTTCTCGCCTTTGGTCAGCTTTTTCGGCACGTCCACCAGACCGGTCTTTGGACTGAGCAGGAACGCCCGCATGTTGATCGGCTCGTTGGGGCCGCGCACCTGCAAAATGCCGTTCTGGATGCTCCAGACCAGCCTATTGGTGCCGCAGATCCGGTCCAGCGTGTCCTTGCCGGGACCGACAAAGCTATAGCTGGGCAGGTCTACGAAAGCGGCCCGCTCGCTGAACACCACCGGAAGTCCCATCTCGCCGGCGACCGCCTCAATGACCGTTTTGGAGTTTACCGCTGACAGATAGGACAGGGTGACATAGGTGTCCCGCAGCTCCTTGCGTCCGTCGAGGACTTCCAGGTCTGTGCGGGTGTCCGCCCCATCGGTTTCGGTTTCCACATTGATGACTGTGCCGACAAACAGCAGGGGCATAGAGCTGCCATATCCCGCCTTTAGGGTGACAACACAGTCCTTGCGGTTCAATGTGGCAAGGTGGGCAGGCGAGAGGTTCCACAGGCTGATCTTTGCCGTATTGGGGCTTTGCACGTCCGCCTTTTCCAGCGAAAAGCTGATATGCAGCGGCATGGGGGAGCCCGCGCCGATCTCAAACCCGATTCCGCCCGCAGCGCCCGCCGAAAGCCGGTACTGCCGGTCCCACAAATCCATATATCATCCCTCCAAATCTGAATTGGGAATAAAGACAAAACGCGCTCTGCCATCCAAAAACGCCCGGCGCCCGATCCGGTCCAGATCGGAGAGCACGCCAAATGTCCCGTCCGGCAGGCCGCTGCATGGGTAAAAGAAGTTCAGCGGCGAGTTTGGTACCAGCTTGATCCCCGTCGCAAGCGGGCGCTGCTCGCCGTCATAAAGTCCAAACGTCCAGTAATCCCCCGCGTCGTTGTAGGTAAAGCGGATGAGGTATTCCGTATTGTTCAGCACAACGCGCGAAAAGCTGTCGTGCAGGTCGGGCGGCATAATGATCGTGGTCATTTCATCTCACCACCCTTTCATCCATTCAAACATTCCTTCAAGCGCTTCCTTTGCCATATTTCCAGCACCGTATAACGTCGAACAGGCTTTCTGGGAATCAGCCTTTTGCTGGTTCTGCCCGCTGGCCGAGGTGTTGGAGGTCAGCGGCGCGGTGGATGCAGTTCCGGCATTGGCCCCGGTCTCTCCGCTTTTCCCGTAGGACGCGGGGATGGCCGTCGTTTTGGAGCCGACCTTCACCACCTGCTTGAGCTTCATTGTGACCTGCATCGAACTGCCGGTGTCTGCCGAGTAGGGCAGGGACATGCTCTCGATCGCCATGTTCCGGTATACGCCCCGGAAGGTGGTAAGCGTGACCAGCTCCCGCTTCTCATACAGGCTTTGCAGCTTCCTTGCGACCTCTTCCACCCGGCCCCTGCCAGCCCCGTGACGCCTGTAGAAGGTCACGGGGGCGGCGGAGAGCATAGCGGTGACGTCGATCGTCATCGGCTTTATGATGATGGTATCCCCCACCGAATAGCCGTCCTCCACCGGGTATTCCGGCGCCTGTGCTTCATAGTTGCGCCCATACGAGATGAGCGCATCAAATTCGATATTGTTGATGCTTGCCGGCTGCGGCTTCTGTGCCATACTCTGTCACCTCCCGGTAGCAAGCGCACGGGCCATCTGCGCGGTGGTATCTTCTGCGGTTTTTCCCATGGCTTTGGCTCCCTCTGTCTGGGCGGCGCGGTCGCCGCCGTGGAACTCGTTGCGGATGTTGTTGGTCTGGTGGACGTTGGTGGTCCGGCTCCCGCCCCCTACAGCAGACCATGCGGTGGTCGGTTTTACAGTCATATCCCCAAACGCGGACATATCGCCCGCCAGCGCACTGATTGCATCCAGCACCCGCGGCGCGTTCGCCCGGATTCCCTTGGCCAGCCCAGTCATAAAGTCGGGCATCCAGCTTTCATAATCGGTGAGCGGCCCCTCGTCCGGTACCGAGAAATGCAGAAACGATTTAATCTTGTCCGCTACGCCGGATACCGCGTCCGTAACCGCTCCGATCTTCTCCTGAATGCCGCCCACAAGGCCGTCCATAAAGTCCCGGCCCCATTGCAGGGCTTTCTCCGGCAGGGAGGTCATAAATTCGGCCACGGCGTTGAACCCGTTGACCAGTGTGTCCCGGATGGCGTTGATGATATTGCCGAACCAGTTGTAGAGGGTCGCCCAGATCGCCATAAAGTTGTTGACGATCCCCATCCAAAGCCCTTCAAAGATCGTCTTGATCCCCTGCCACGCGGTTTCCCAGTCCCCGGTGAGCACCCCGCGGATCAGGTCGATCACCCCCTGCACCACCGTCAGGAACGCGGTGAGCAGCCCGCCAAGGAAGTTCCAGAGGATGCGGAACTGGTTGCTGATCTGCCCGCCCCATGTGTCCCAGAATACTTTCAGGGCGTTGAAGATCGCGACAGCGACCGCTTTCAGACGGGTAAAGATCCTGGACAGGGCGTCCGCCAGTTTCTTCGCACGCCCTGATAAACTGTCCGAGGAGCCGGTAAAGATGGCAAGTACCAGCTTCCACAGCGAAGAAAAGATGGATGTAATCTGTCCTCCCCAGCGTTCCCAAAACGCCCGCAGGCCGTCAAAGAACGCGCCCCCCACCTTTTTGATGTTTTTCCATGCAGAGAGCAGAAACCCCGTGAGGAAGTCCCATGCGGCCTGAATCGCCTTCCGGGCCTTGTCCGCGTCAATTCCGGCCTTTTCAAACAACGAGCCAATTACGCTGTCATTGCCCTTCATGAAGTTGATAAAATCGTCCACAATCAGGAGCAACGCTACGACCACTGCGGCAATCGCCATAATCTTGAGGTTGGCCCCCTTGAGCAGACCGCCGATCCCGCCCAGCGTGCTTTTTGCAGTTTTCAGAAACCCGATGATCTTGTCCGCTTTCAGGGCGACAAAGATGCCCGCAGAGACCGCGGCGACCAGCTTGAGCAGGTTGCCGTAGCCGCCCACCAGCTTGGCGAGCCGTTCGACATACCCGATCATTTTATGGAGCCCAGCCATCCCTTTGGAAAACGCCTGCACCATGAACCTGCCGATGTTTTTGGTAAGCCCGGTCGTGCTGTTGATCTGGTCCAGCCAGTACCCCCATTGGTTCCGGATGTTGAGCAGTGCGTCGGAGATACTGAAATCCAATTCGTCAAACTTCCGATTGATCACATCGGCATTAGAGACAAACGCATTTTTTAGGTCCGCAACCTTCAGCGTCCCATCTGTCGCCATTTTGGAGAGGTCCTCTTTGGCCACTCCAAGACTTTCCGCGATCATGTTGATCGCGTCTGGGGCCTTTTCGTAAAGCTGGTTGATGGTTTCAGAATCCACGATCCCCTTGGCAAACGACTTGTTGATCGCTTCCTGAAGCCCGTTGATCTCCTCCTGGCTCTTGCCGGTGGATTTGAACAGCTTGGTGGTGAGCGCGGCAAATTCGGCCGCCTCATCCACCGAACCGAACAGGTCCGGGCTTTCCTGCACCAGATTGCTTACGATCTTCGCGGTATCCTGATAGGAGGAGCGTATTTCACCCGACACAGCCAGAATTTTCTGCTGGATTTCCGCCTGATCTCCAAGGTCCCGCGTGGCGTTGCGGATCATGTCGTTTACGCCATTAAATTCCTCTGCAAGCTCATTCATCCGGACAAACGAGAACCCGATTCCAATGACCCCCAGCGTTTTCACCGCCATGCTGCGGATCCCCTTGAGGGTGCTGACCACCTTTTGGTGCGCTTTCTCATCCACCTCCGGTTTTACCTGGGGTTTCAGCGGCTTTTTCAGGAATGCGGCCAGCTTCCCCCATGCGGCAGAGATTTTCCCGGTCTTTTTCTGGAATGCTTCGGCCGGCGGCGGGAGGTTTTCCAGCGCTTCCTCCTGTTCCCGGATACGCTCGGTGGTTTCCTCTACCGCCTCGCTGGCCTGTTCAAAACCCTCTTTCAGTTGCTCCGCTTCGGAGGCCGCTGCTGCGGTCCCCTCCCGCACCACCTCCGCGGCTTGCTGAACTGTTTCCCGCACAGTCTCGTATGCTTGGGCCGCCTGTTCCATACCCGCCTGCAACGGCCCGGTATTAACCGCTTCAAGTGCGGCCGCAGCGGCCTGTTTCAATCCCCGGACAGCTGCTTCCACCTTTTTTTCGGACTGCTCATCCACCTCAAATCCGAGAGAGACGAACAATTCACGCACCGTCAAGAACCGTCCCTCCCTTCCCCGGCTTCGCGCAGACGCGCGTTTTCGATGTCAATGTCCATCCGGTGCAGCGCATAAAGTTTCAGGGCTTCGTCAAGCGTGTAGCATGTTTCCAGCTCCCACTTTGACGCAAGCCCTGCCTTTATCAGCGTATACAGCCGCAGCTCTAATTCGCTGAACCGGCTGCTGTCGAAGGTTCCGTATTCGTCAAGGTCGATTGCAGTTTCTCGAAAGCACCTCCAAACTGGGTTTGCAGTTTCCTGAAAAAACCCGAGAAATTCAGTTGGATCACCCGGAAGGCCAGCAGGAACATCTCCTGCACCTCGCGGCAGAACAGTTCATTTGCAAGATCCTCGGTGAGAATCTGCGCGTCCTCCTTTCCCTCGACATCCACCGTGATGTTCCGGTTTGCGGTCAGCAGCTCCTTCATCAGCCGTTCCAGCTTGTCGCCCGAGAGAGACTGGAACGCCTGCACGATCGCGGGGACCGCATCCGCTGTATCTGTGTCGTTGACGGCCAGCGCGGCGATCGAAGCCAGCACCGGCCCGGCGACCGCGGAAAGCTCCCCGGTCATGCGCACCGCCTTAAACGCGGGAAACGGCCGGAGATAAAACATGTTCTCTCCGACCTGCACCTCCTGTACCTCCGCCTGTTTTACCACATGTGCATACATCCTTTACACCTCCATAACCCCTGCGCCGGTGTCGATCTCCCACGAACGGTTTGCTGTGGCCTTGCCCCTCACAAAGTCAGGGGGCTTGACCACCCATGCCTCGTCCGCGTCGAAAACCGCCCCGCCGCGCAGGTCTTTAATCAGGACCGGGAACATCCCCTCGCAGGTATCGTCGTCATAGGCCCGCATGGTTTCCAAAAATTCATTCGTGGGGGAGGTCTGCTGGATTACCAGCGTCAGCTTATACTGGCTGTTGGGATCCATACTGCGCTCGATCGAGCCGTCGCACCCCACGTTGGACGCGACCCCGTCCCCCTGCTTGGCGATGGTGATAAAGCTGTCGTCCGCCGTACCCACCACCATATGGTTCCCAAACGTGATAATCACCTTCCGGCAGTCATAGGTCCTGACCCGTTTTGCCGCTGCTTTTGCCATCTGTTACACCTCCGGTTCATAGGCAAGCGTGCCGTAAACATTCACCACATGGATTGCCCCGGCCAGCCGCGCATGAAATTTGCATCCGCCGAGCACCCGGGATGCCCGGTCCGCCGCAGTCAGATTTGCGGCCAGCGGCACCGTCACGGTAAACCCGGGGATCAGCTTGCCGTCCTCGTCAAACTCATCCGGCGCAATCCCGCCCTGCCGCTGCCCTTGTGTCAGGCTGGCGATCATCTGGTTCTGCACCAGCGAAATCCCCTCATCGGTATAGGGAATTTTCGGATGGGTGTACAGAAGGTTGAAAAGCCGGTACTGCATATCGTTTTTGAGCCAGTCCCGGAAGCGGATCACGTCAATCCACTCACCGCCCAACGTTTTCCCGCCCTGCGTGACGTTCTTTCCAGCATAGGTGGTGTAATAGTTGATGTTCTGTTCCTTCATATCCTGCATGTCGGTGCCGGTCAGGCTGGCGGGTTCGATCAGGTTCAGTGTCTTCAGCGCCCAGGTTTCAGAGCCGGGTTCATAGTTGAAGCACTTGCAGAACCATGCCACATGGGCATATTTTGTGGTGTCCGGTGTGCTGTCCGCGCTATCCTCCCCAATAGACGCATAAAGTGCGAACGTTCGCATATAGGCGCTGGTGTCCAGCGGCTTTCCAGTGGACTGCACAGGGAAGCCGAACAGCTTTTCATTGGCCTCTGTCCAGTCGGCGATTGCCTTGTACTCCTCCGGATCAATCCCCGCCGGCGCAATTCCGTACCAGCCTGTCCTATTCAGCGCCCGATCCAGCGTATCCGCAACCGGTTCAAGTGTGGTCGGTGCATCCTCTCCCGCCTGACGCGGTTTCTGCACCGCGATCATGATTTTAGGCGGCTGGGGCGACTGGGCAAACGCCACATTTGCCGCCGTATAGATAGGATCGGCAGGCGTATCCCTGTCCTCGGGGAGCCATCCGGCCTCCTTCACCGCCTTCAGGGAGGTGTAAACCCCGACGTCCGGCGGGGCTTTCGCGGGCGCTGCGGCAGGCGCGGGCCCGATCAGCAGTAAGGTCGAAAAGTCTGCACCGCTCACCGCAGGCGTCTGTATCTCGATCTGTACGTTTACAATATCGCTTAGGTTGTTTGCCATTTCCTCACTCCTTTGTATTTTCGGTCTCTACCGATTCAAACCAGCCGGTATCCATCTCCGCCAGTTCCCTGGACCCGCCGCCGCTGGCTGTAGGCTCCCATGCATCGGGGTCGGGCAGCGGGACCGCAAGCGCCGGATCATCAGGCATCTCCGGGACACCCGGATCAGTCGGTTTATCAGGCTGTGGACCGGCTGGCAGGCCGGGGGCTTCTGGGTTCGCGGCAGATTCCTGACGGGCAGGGATATGCAGGATACCCGAGACACCCGCCGCGTTCTGGATAAAATCCACCGTGAACTCCTGCATTGCCCGGTACTCGTATTTGGCGTTGTCAACCAGCTCGGATACGTCCTGCGTCGGCCCCTCCGGCAGGACGGTGACATCCTGCGGCCCCAGCACCCCGTAGACGTAATCCGAATCCATGTAGCTGACGAAATCCTGCATGTCACTGACCGCGGTATTATCCGCTCGGGGACGGATACCGGGCTGTACGGCGCTGACTCCCCCCGGCGTGTACAGATTGACATCCAGCATGGCGCGGGTATGCCACAGCTTTACCGGATGCCCCTGCCGGTTTTCAAGGATGGCGAACAGCTCCCGCTGGATGTTCCGCAGCTGGAGCGTGACCAGCGGGCCGGTTGGCCTGACGTTGTTCTCGTCAATCCACTTGACCGCAGCGCCCGCAAAATAGCGTTTTACTATCTCCCGGATGGCTTCCCGCAGTTCTCCGACCGTCATACGGCATCCCCTCCCTCTATCGGTAATTCGGGCGGCGGCTCGGGCGGCATGTTCTCCGGTACCGCGACCCACTGGGATTCGCAGTGCGCCAGCGGCGTGTGGTCCCAGATGTCCGCACCCTCACATTCATACCACCGTCCATGGTACCAGAGACGGTCTGCGGGCGTTCCCTCCATCTGGGACGCAGTGCGTATATCCTCTCGACCAAACGCCTTGAGCCGTTTCACCGATCGTTCCCCCTCCGGGAGCGCCTGCAATTCCGCCGCAGAAACCGGCTGTACATTGAGCCGAACCGTCATATCCGTATAGGGGAACCCTGCTTCTGTCTCCGGCTCGTATCGCCGCAAGACGTATTGCTTTTTGAACATCAGCCGCCCCCCTTGGGTTTTATCACGAAATGGACCGACTGCTGCAGCTGACTTGTATGAACCAGAGGACGGTCAGATTTTTTCCCTTGAACATAAAATCGTTTCCCAGTCTTTTTGCTGCGCATCCACCCCCCGTGGATCGTGATTTCCGCGTTTGGAGCGAACTGCCCTGTCATAATTTCGTGCTGCATCAGCCCTTTCTGTATATTGCCCATCACCGTGAGCACCTGTCGGGCGGATGCACCGGAGGACAGCGCTTGGATCTGCTTTGCTGCGGCCGCACGAATCACATCTACATGGCGGTCGATGCTATTGCGCATGAACGGGCGGGAAGGGCTGGTGGAGGTTCCCAGTTCGTTCCACATGGCAATATCAAGGTTGGTCACATTCCGTTCCCCGCTCTTTTTCTTCCCGTCCTGCTCATTCGGCTTACGCTTTTTGTCTCCGCTCTGGAACCCGATACACACCTGGAGCCGCTTTAATTCGTCCAGCTGTTTCATGAATCGGGCACCGTCACTGGTCCATCGATCTTTCACCCCTGCCATGCTATCCCTCCAATCCGGCTGACAGGATCGGCATGATGCAGGACCGCCTCAGGGAAAGGAACTGTGTCCCATAGTTGGAAAGGCCATACTCCGCATCCGATACAAGGTTGGTCTGCTGGGAGGTGTTAAAGGAAACAGAGGTGCCGCCCTCGGTATACGAGCTGACGCCGCCTCCGTTGACAGGCACCCCCTCCATCCCGCTTTCTCCGAATCCCGCCAGCTTCATCTTGTGGGCGGTCAACAGTGCGACCGCCTGCACATACAAAGGGCCGAACCGCTTTTTACTCACCAGCGGTCCGGCCAGCGCGATCCACTGTTCCACCGTCTCATCCGGGACGCGCTGGAACTCCGCCGCCATCATGCGGAAGGTTTCCAGGACGGTCCTCCCTTGTTATCCGTCTTTGCAGCCTGCGCTACGGATTTTCCCGCTTTCGGCGCGGCCTGCTCTGTCTGTACAGCGGCAGCCGGTTCCCCGCTGTCCTCCGCCTGCTCAATCGTCAGGTCGGGGTCTTTGGAAAGCATCTCCAGAATCCCGTTGGTTTTGTAGCTATCGGGAATCGCGCCTGTCTCTCCCGGTAAAATTGCTTTGCCGTCGATCCCGATAACCTTGCCGCTTTTGTTGGTAATGGTCATATTTTACACCCCCGGAATAATCAGCGCAGACAGCGGGTAATAGAGCATTACACCCGCGGTACGCGATTCACACATTACTTCGATTTCCAGATTTTTAGGCTGTGCCGGATGCTGGAGAAACGGAATCGGCGTCTCAATAGCAAACTTTTCAGGATCCTTTTTATACAGAAACGCCACGTTCATCCCATAGGGATTTGTGTCATCCGCATCCTCCTGCAATTCAGACGCAGACTCGATCGTTTTGAGGTAGGGCGCGTTCTCCTGGATAAACTTCAAAACGGTGGTGGAGGTGTCGTCCAGCTGCCGGTTCGCGATCTCCATAAAGCACTCGTGCGGCAGGAGCAGCGTGTCCGGACGCTCCACATTCCGCGTGATTTTCGACACAAAGGACTGGATCGCATTCACATCCGCGAGGATTTCCTTTGCCGTCTTATCCCGCCAACGGGTGCTTCCGCTGGCGCCTGCGGGAAGGATATAGATCGGGATGTCGTTTTCCTTGGAGAGCACCCCTATGATGTTATGTTCTTTCAGACCGGCCCATGCGATTTTGTTCATGAGGTAATCAATCGCATACCGGGCGCTTTCCGCCTTGCGTGCCTCCAGCCCTTTTCCAGCCATCCGTGCCGCGCGCATCTCCTGCACGCTGTAGCCGTAGCTTGCTCCGGCCCCTTTTACATAGGCGGTGTGCGGCGTGCCCTTCACATCCACACGGGGAAGGTCGGTTGCGTAGTTGCTGATGATCGCCGCCATGCCGGTTTTCTCGTACCCATAGTAGGTGATCGATTCCGCGCCAGGGTCCGCCTCACTGGTGGACGGGAAGAATTGCAGCGCGGTCATTTCCGGATAGATCCTGTCGTACGTCTTGGCTTTCACATAGTCCAGTTCACGCGCAAAATAAAGGCTGGCGTCCTCCTCGCCGTCAAAACGCATTTCAGGGGTATCCGCCAGCTGTGCGGGCAGACCCGAGCGCAGAAGCGCCGCATAGTCCGCCATATCGTAGGTTTCATGTTTCCTCGCCATTCGGTTCACTCCTTCTTTCATTCCCCGGCAGGGGCATCATGTCTCTGATTGTAAAGCTCCACCGGCGCGATGCCGTTGTCCCTGCCGCCGATAAAGCGGGCATGGATCGCAAGCTTTGCTGCGGTGTCCTCCTTAGTGGTCAGTTTTCCCTTATGCTCGCCGTCGGTCACAAGGTAGGCATCTTCGCCATATGCGGGCTGTCCGTCCGGAGATACCCGCGCCCAGATGCGGCCGTAGCGCATCACACTGACCGTCTGGCCCTTCAGGACATATACCTCCCCGGTCATGGACTGCTCGGTGGTGCCGCCGTTCATGACGATCCCCTCAAAGCTCGCCGCTGTGGAGCTGCCCGCCGGCTTTTTTACATCATCGCCGGGATGATCCCCGACCACAACGCCGGTGCCAAACCGCAGGTTTTCAGCATCATTGTAACGCCTGGAATCCACCATATGGGCGGAAAGATCGTAAAGCCCTCCGGCGATTCCCCGGGGTGTTGCGTTCGTATAGGTCATCTGTACGCTCATCTGTTACCGTCCTCTCCTTTCATCCGGGAAATCATGCGCTCCCGGGCCGCGCGCGACGCGCTTTTGACCGTCCCGTCCAGCCGGATCTGTACCGGGTCAAACATCTGTTTGCGCTGATGGTCTGTCCCGCGCGGTTTGCGTTTGGCGATCTCTGAACGGGCAAGGTCGAACGCTGCGTCGAGGTAGGCCGTATCTTTGCCATCCAGCCGCAGCCCAGGGCAGGCCGCTTTGATGATCCGTTTCCTTGCGCTTGGAAGAGAAAGCACCTCAAGTCCGCTCAGGCCGAGCTTATCCCCCAGACGCGCGACCTCCAGCCGCTGACGGACGACATAGTCCGCGCTGTCCATGTTCATGCTGCCCGACCGGTCTCCGTCACCGTCACCCTGCGTGGCAGACGAGTCAGTTTCACTGTCCTTCTGGACTGGCGGCTCCTCCTCACTGTCGCCCTGTGTCGCGGGCGGATCGTCGTTGTCTCCGCGGGCCATGAGGTCTGCGATTACCTGAAGCAGGCTGTCAATGTCCTCGTCCTGCTGCGCGATCACCCCCATGGCGTTCTCCGGCCCCGACGGATCCTCCAGCGCGTCCCGCCGGTCACGCCGGTCCTTGACTGTCTGCACTGTTTCTTCTGCGTCCTGTTTATCCTGTCCCTCCGGCGCGGACGATGCTTCCTCTGGGGGAATCCCTTCACCGTCTCCGGTCGGCGGCGCGGTGCGGGCTGCTTTCCGCGCCTTGTACGCCTCAATGGCCGCCTGGATCTCCTCCGGCGTGAACCCGTCGGCGCGGCTGCTGATTCTGCTCATCTGTGTTCCTCCTTCGTTTTCGGGGTTGTCCCCGTCTAAATTCAGCCGGGCGGAATCACCCGCCCTGGCGTTTGCCACAAGTGCAAGATGATTGATTCGGATGTTGCGTTGGATTGCATCGTACGGCTGCCCCTCCCATTCTCCCGGGGTCTCGTCCGTTTCGGTCTTGTAGCCGAGGGACAGCTCCCGCAGACCGCAGTCCAGAGAACCGGTGTTGTGTATGATGATCTTTGCCCGGACGTGCTCGCCGTCCCGGTACCCCTTGGAGAGCACCGTCCCGATATACTCCTGCTCTACATTGTCCTTCGAGACATAGCCGGCCTCATGGGTCACAATGACCGGCTTGCCCTCATAGCTTTCCAGGCTGGCCGGATCAAAGACCTCTTCCGGCAGGCGCAGTTCCCGGCGGATGCTTCCGTCCCTGTTTTTGTATTCAAAGATACCGGTGGATGTCACGATGGGATGGTCTATGAAATATCCTTCTGATGTAAAGTAGGTTTCGTCCACCGGGATGCTGTCAAACCGGAGCTCCGATTCGGGCATAGGCGTTCACCCCTTTCCTTGTAATAAAAAAAACTGCCGCTCTGGTTGTGACAGGCTGTGATTCAGAGATGTTTCCACCCCTGTTTTTGCATCTGGGACAATATCCGATTTTTGATCTGCGCGTCCGTCCCCGCGGTGGATACGCCGGCCTCCTTTGCCAGCTGGTACAGCCCGCTCCCGGTGTTTGGAATGTCCACATGGCGGTATCCCTTTGTGACGAAATCGTCCAGCCCCTTTTCCCAGGGCAGCTCAATCCCCTCCAGGTTGAATACGGGCAGCGCAACACACCGGCACTGGTAGTCCTGCCCCGGATGCAGCCGCCGCCCTGGGGTGACTTCCGGCGGGTTGTCCCAAGAGAACCGCTTCCCATGCAGACGCCTGTGGCTGTCCCGGACCCGGCTGTCCCCGCAGGTGCTCCAGACATACTCGTTCACCCCTGCGTCCCTCTGCTGGGCCTCGGTGAGCTGACCGTTGAGCTTGGCGGTCTGGTCGCGGGCCAGCAGCCGGGCGTGGCGCTTAGTCCGGTGGTAGGCGTCCTGTATCTCCCGGGTGATCTCTTTTGTGCGCTTGCCGGTCAGGAACCCCTCCCGGACAATCCCCTTCATCTCCCCAAGAGTGGACTGCGGGATCGTGACGATCAGGCCGGTGTTGTGCTCGATCCACGCCGTCATTGCTTTCTCAAAAAACGCGCCGCTATAGTAGTCCTCCAGAATGTCGATGCCGAGCGTTGCCTTGACTGCCCGTTTCCATTCGCGGACCGTCAGCTTGCGGTTGAGCTGTGCGAAGCGTTCCAGCTTCTGACGCAAGCCAAATTTCGTGAGCCGTTCAGCCAGCTCCCGCTCCATCGCCAGGAACGCGGTGTCCAGCGCGGCCAGCATGGCGGCGGTGTCGATCTGCGCATCCTCCCCGTCCGCGTCCAGCCGGAGCTGCCCCACCGTTTCCGGCAGATGCTTTTTCACGGTCTCGTTCACAAGGCGCATCAGGCTGTCGGTCATGCGCATGTACTCGCGCTCCGCACTCTCCGGGAACCGGGGTTCGGTTCTGCATTTCAGAATATCGTGACCATGGAACCGGGGCTTTACGGCGGCCTGCAACGCCTGTTTCTGCATGTAATCATGCAAGGGCCTCCCTCCTTTTGGGCATGAAAAAAGCGCCGGGTTGTTCCCTGCGCTTTACGATGATCTATTTATGTTATGACATCAACAACTCCCCTGGCCAAATTTGCGGCCTTACGCATCAGGGAGTTTTCCTGTAAATATTCAAGTCCCCGTAGGGTAATCCTTGGAGCGGAAAGGCTGACTTCTGTGTATCCATCCGAAGACCGCTTGAGCGAAATACCATCAATGTATCGCTCTTTTATCAGCATTTCCATGATGGCTATCCACCGTTGCTCCGAAATTCCAAGGGCTTCAGCGGATATGCGGTCTGTATCCACCTCTTCCAAGTCCATGGATTTTTCGAGAAAACGAAGGATGCGATAGATGATCTTGAAGTTATCCATAAGCGAACCTCTTTTAAGATTTCAGGTCTTTGAACATAATATCCATTATGCTTTCAGCAATCAAACACCTTTCAGAAATTTCTTTTTCTTCGTTATAATTGTCATTTTTGTCGAGTAGCTCATCAAGAACAATGTCATAACACTTTTCCCTTATAGCTACCCATCTTTTTTTGTTCATATCTTTGATTTGCTCAACAGAAATACCCAATTCTGTCTCAAGAAATTTGCTTTGACGTCTGGATAAACTAACCATTATCTTCTCCTCTTCTAAGGTCGTCTCCCCCCCTTCTACGATCTCAAAATTATCCGGGCTATATAGATAGTCCTCACCGGTTTCATCTATGGTTCTATACCAGCCCTCTTCAACCGCAATGACTTCATATTCTTTCCCATTTAAAAAATAAAGCGGATCACTTTCACCGAGATATTTAACCTTCATCTTTGCCCTCCCGCTTTAGATAGCGCTTAACCTTCATTCCCGTCTGTCCCACATCCTTACTTTCAAACCAATGAAGCTCAGCCTTTTTTGAACTGCCATCCGCCAATGTAACTTTGGCCTCCCCACGTGTATGCGTCCAGCCGCCAGGCTTTCCGCCATATTGTTTGATGAGATATGGCTCAACATCTACCGGCCTTTTTCGGGATGCACCAGCAAAATCGACAATTCTTGAGACCGTTGTACCTGCTTTTAATGTTACTGTAGCGTTCTCCATTTTTATTATTACATCAGAAGTGATACACATCTTACTACCTTTACGCTTAAATTTTGTGGGATTTCTACCAGGGTTCTGCTGGCTTGCAGTAGTCTCTTTAGGAGAACCAGAAGTTTTCCCCCCTTTGTCTCCTGAACCACTAATTTCCCTAGATTTTCCACTACGTCCAAAGTTTCTCTTACTTGACTTGTCATCTATACCAGAACTTTTAGAAGCTGCCTCAGATTTGCCGCTCTGCTTGCCCGATACTTTAGAGGAGCCGCCTCCGGAACTGCCGGAGGTAAACTTCCCGTCCTCATCCCTCGGATGATCGGACTCTTTAAAATCCAATCTGTCATCTATGGAATTTACTTCCTTTATTATAACACCATTCCCATCCAAGGTCAACTCGGATAACAGCGTTTGGACAGAGCGGGCGAAGGGCGGGAACATGGCGTCAGAGAGGCATTCGGACAGTTCCGCAAACCGGTGGGGAGGCTGCAATTCGTTCCCGTCGCACTGCGGCTTCCCCTCAAAATCTGTGCACAGGAAAACAAACGGGACGCCGTACGCCTTCGGCAGGCCGTCCAGCTTTGCAAGCGGCGTCAATGCCCCTAAACGGATGCCGAACTCCTCCCATGCCTCCCGCCGCGCTGTCTGCTCTGGGGTTTCGCCCGCCTCGATGTGCCCGCCGGGGCCGCACCGTCCGGCTCCATCCCGGCGTCTCCCAATCAATGCTTTCCCGCCCTTCACGCGGATATGCGGTCTGTATCCACCTCTTCCAGGTCCATGGACTTTTCGAGAAAACAGAGGATGCGATAGATGATCTTGAAGTTATCCATAAGCGAACCTTACTTAATCGGCTCGCCCCTGGCGTAGGCTTCCTTTGCCTGATTCAAGCTCATAAAGTTCTCGCCGCCATCGTAATCAGGGTCATCTTCCTGCACCCTGTCGTGGAACCAACCGCATACTTCACACACATCTCCATCTTCGACAAGTTCCGTTTTTCCACAAATCGGACATTTAACAGCTTTCATCGTTATCCCTCCTGACTGTCTTTCGCCTTTCGTCTTGTGTAATACTCCATAGCCTTGTCCGGCCGGGCCTCGCCTGTCTTCTCATTACACTTTGGACTCAGGTATGTTGACAGGGAGCCGCCGGGCTTTCCTGCGGCATATTCGCACGTCTTCGTATTGAAACGGACGATTGTGCCATCTGACCTTGCGTAGCCAATAACATCCCCACCGCAAGGCTGTTTTAGGAAGTCTATACCCTTCTGTTGATACTCTGTTCTGGACTTCGCTCCTACTCCAAGACTATGCCGCCCTGCGTGGTCCTTCAGCTTCGCTTTAGAGGCAAAGCCCGTACATGGGATATTCTCTCCTTCGGCTGAAAATACGCTGGTGGATTCTGAAGGAGTTCCAGCCGAACCGTCTGAGCCTTCTGGTGCTTCGGGAGATTCGTTGCCAGAGCTTTTAGAAGTCGCAGCTTCAGGTTGACTACGCTGGGTTCCCGATGCCTTGGATGGCTCGCCGCCAGAACTTTCAGAAGCCTCAACCCCGGATTTGCCGCTCTGCTTGCCTGATGCTTTAGAAGATTCGCCTCCGGAACTGCCAGAGGTAAACTTCCCGTCCTCATCCCTCGGATGATCGGACTCTTTAAAT